CATTTACGCATTCGGCTGGAATAAGAATATGAAACGTGATGACGATCTGCCTCCGGGGTATATTATTGGAACCATATGGACAGTCATTTTCGCTTTGTTGGGATATGTACATTACCGATTGTATACATTGAAAAACAAAACAAACTATGGATCCGCCTCCGTCGTTTTATTCATCCTCTTTTCTCTCGCTTATCCTGCGCTAAAAAATGGTTACTTTCTTAACTTCATATCGTTGATTTTATCTTTTGTACTCAGTTTGATTGTCATGATGTATTCTCGCCATATATTTTTATTTATGATACCGTTGTTAGTTTGGGTTTCATATGTAAACTTGGCCATGATCTATAGCATTCTATAGACGAAGTCCTTTTTCTTATGTTGTGTACCTATATATAAATATGTATAAAGTATTGGTTATTTGCCAACGGAAAAAAGGTAATTGTTCTTTCGGAAAGAATATGTTGGTTGAAAATACGACCGTGCCCATCATTAAAAAATATATAAGTCAATACCTGAAAACCGAAGATTATTCAGTTGACTATTTATCAAAATTGGACAAAGATGAACCAAATGACGGGGTGGATTTCAATATAAAAATAGGCGACAATGATGAATTCAATGATTTTTTAGATATACGCCGGAAATATTATTCCATGATCATCCTGAATACTTGTCCATACCGGTTTATTCAGTATGGGTATATCAAAGATCTGTTGGAGGATAATGGTGTAGTAATCTTGTCTAAGGTGAATTGCGGTGATAAGTACGATAGTGACTTGTTTAAGATTCCTCCGACCGATTCAGCTTTGACAGCGAGTAATATTTCTTCCTTTTTCCGATACAATAATGGATTCTATAGGAAAATATTAAAACGAAGAGGGAGATCACTATCAAGATCAAGATCAAAATCAAAATCAAGATCATTATGAAAACTGATATAAAAAGAAAGAATGTTCTATTTTAGACATGAATCGCGTAGAGCAAATGAAAATAATTCAAACCGAGGCATTGGAATTATTCACAAGAAAAAATATAGACTATGGCGATGCGTTTGCGAAATACGGTGTAATCGGGGTGTTGATGCGAATTGAAGATAAAATCCACCGTATCATGTCAATTACAAAAAATGGTGTTAATCTGATTCAGGATGAAGGAATGAGAGATACCTTGATCGATCTACACAACTACTCCGCTATGGCATTGATGCTTTTAGATGAATAAAATTATTCATAGGTCGCATCGGAGTCATAACTTGTACTTTGCGTGAGTGGTGAGATCGTAGTGGTGTCAGATTCTCTCTTTCGTTTTTTAACACTTCGGCTTCCAAGACTTGACTTACGGCTTCTAAGACTTGTTGGCCTAGAACTTAGAGTTCGGCTTTTAAGACTTGGAGTTCCTTGGCTCCAACTTAGAGTTCGGATTCCAAGACTTGGAGTTTCAATACACGACCCTACCGGAATATTTCCCACCATTTCATGGGGTTCTCTTCTCCCAATGCCAATAAAATTTAAAATGGAATCGACAGATTGGAATTCGTTTACATTACCTATATTCCTGCCATTGATGCGAATACCAAGTTCACTTAAGGAATAGTCGGGATTTTTCTCCTTAATACAAGCCCGTAAACTTTTATTGAAAACGACGTCGCCGGTTTTAGTCAATAGTGCAAACGCATAGAGTTCTGGCGGGGAAAAAAACAAATCAACTCTGCGCGCAATACTATACGGAGTCAATTTCGCGATTCCATTCATTACTTTATGACCTTTCTTCAAAGTCTTTATCAAGTACCCATTCGTACTTAATAGAGTGGTTACCGCATGAACATATTCTATCGTTGGGTTGTAGTTTTGTTTTGTTGTGAACAGTACATCAATATCACCACAATCTTGTTCGCCTCGCCGGAAACTACCTACTATGTCGATTCTATAAAAATCCCCAACCAAACGATCAATCGTTTCTTTATGTCTCATGACTTCGTCGCGCGGGATTCGTTCTTGTAAGTCGTCATAATAAAGTAGATAGTCTTTTGTCGGTTGTTTGAGTGTATTGTAGAATTTGGGCTTATTTTTCAAATCATTAATCGTTTTCGCTCCATTGTCTATCAACTTTTTTATAGACACTTCACCCAGACCAAAAACCGTATCAAACAAAGACGACATATAGTATCTCTGAAGAAAAAATTCAGTTATCTTGCAGTACGGTCGTCTTAGTCTTCGTCGTCTTCGATTGCATAATAATAACCTTCCTCAAATAGTATTCCCCTTTGTCCAAGTTCAAATTGTGATGTCTCAAACCGTGTCTTCCACTCTGTAATCGGACGTGTACTCAAGTTCCACCATGCACTGGTATAGTTCTCAAGATATGAATATCTCTTCTTGTCAGATATTCTGTAGAGAAACTCTATTTTTTTCCGGTTGTCTCCTAAAGCTTTAATAAATTCTTTTTTTAATTCTTTGGTGATTGTTTCAATAAACAACGCACCTAATATACAAGTTCTTTCTTTTATCTTCCCGAGCAAATACTTCAACGCGTCGTTCGAAATGGACATCTCGCCCAAATTCAAACAAAGTATGGTTGTATGAGGAAGAATATCTGCAATAGCCCTGACAATCGGATCAGCTAACTGATTAAATGCGATACCTTGTAATTCCACCAATGTGAGTGTATCACTGCTCATTCCATGTTTCATTCTGTTAATAGCATCAACATTTCGGGCGAGTTGTGGTGTTCTTATAACCCGTATCTTACCTTTTTTTATATTTCGATTTTCTTTTCCCCAAATATTTTCTTCCTCAATCTCTGCTGAAGACAGAATGCGAGACTTGACGGGTACGTATTCCCCTTTATTCATCCCCAAATGATATATATTCTTTTCTCTCAAAGCCTTGTTGAAAAACGCAAACTCAGTTTCTTCATCGGTCATTATTTATTTATAATCTTATAGTCTATGAAAACACATAAAATTGAAAAAAAAGAAACAAAATTTTGGCAGATATATAACAATAATCATCATGTTTTACGATCCTCGCGAGAATGCTATCGACGCTGCCAAGATGTGCTTCGCAGCTCAGAGCTGCACTGGTTCTAAAAGAGAAGCCCTACTAAGAACCGCCATTGAAGACATGGTCCAGGCATTCGACCCGAAAAGCGGAATCCAGCTGTCGGACCAAGAGATTACCTTCTTCTCCAGATTCATGACGAAGGCGGAACATTCGCTGAATATGATAGAATACGTCAACAAGTCTTCGCCCAAAACTGCGGCCAAGCGGACCCAGTCGGAATTCGCCGAGAACGTCCGAGATGCAGAAATCATGTTCCGGACCGCGGAAGAATGCACGGGAACCAGAAGAAGTTATTTGGTAGAAACGACGAGATGGGCATTAACCCGTGCGCAAGAAGCGCTTACGAATGCAGTAGTTTAGTTTGTTTACTTTGTTTGTTTAAAAAAAATCCCTTTTTTCTATATTTTGGAACTCCTCATGTCTCTGGAGAAGAATTGTTGTATTTTGAACGGTTTTGTATTTCCATCTGTCATATATTCCAAATGATCTATATGAATCACGCCGTCGGTTTTACTATATAAATCATGCGAGAAACGATCGTCGGTGGAATAAATATTTGGATTCTTCTTTTAGTTTTAGGAATAATATATTTTCACTTCTAATGTGTATACATGTCCGTGAATATCGTTTTAACTGCCTTTGAGAGTAGTTTCACATTATCTACTTCTGGGGCAATACCGGCAGTGGCTCCGGCTTTGACATCTGACGCAACAATTCATCTTACTTTTAGTGTTCCCGCGACTACATTACAAAATACGTTTTTCTACCGAACGGACCAACAGATAACATCCGATGCATCGTTCGTATACTACTACGTTGATATGTCCAAATGGCCGGATGCGAGTACGACGCTGAACCCTCAGAACGGAACGGTGGTTGCGAATAGTTATGCTGCAAACGACAATATCGGAAAGGACTTTCTGCGAGACTTGGCAAAACAACTTTTCGGTACTCCCCTCGCGGCTGATTTGTTCACGAATGAAAATGAAGTGGTAGCCGAAATCAGTTTGTATTGCAGCTTGGTTGCGGGTGAAATAGTAGCGTTGCTTAAAAGCATTGATATAAAGGACGGGTCATTCGCCGGTATTTCCATAGATTCGTCGGGGAACAAATATATGGCGGACAATACTTCGGCCCAAAATATTAGCCGAGAAGTATTCAACGTATTGATCTCCAATTCACCTACCAGATTTGATAATATAAAAACCGAATGGTCATATAACGGCGGAGTAGTAGATGACGGGTTCTATAAGATGCCTATTATCCCGGGAGACCTTATTTCATTCAAAATCACAGTTTCTCCGGCGCCTAACCAGTCATCCATTATACCGACTGGTCCAGCATCTTTGTTGCCCAGAAGTTATACTGTTATATTGCATGCGATTTGAAAAAAAAGGGTTTGATCTTAATTATTTGTGGGTGTATAAATGACTACATCTGAATAACCCTCTTCTTCTTGCCAGGTCAAATGTCTGGAATGTCGGTAGTAACAAACCTTTTTTGTTTCCTCGTTGTCATCATCGTCATCATCATCGCAGAAAAGCGGGGCGAAGTAATTCCTGTTTTGTAGTCCTTTGGTGCATGCATTCTTGTACATGGTTTGATATGGATGTATATTAAAAAACGAGACACAACAATCAATTTTTTGGAGCCAAAAAATTGAGTTTCCTTTAATTTTAAATAACAATTTATCTAAATGAACATGAACAAGCCGATACTAACGAGACAATCACATGTCCTGGCGATTATACATCCCGACGACATTCAAGACGACACCGATGACTTTGCTCAGTGGATAAAGAAGGTCCCGATTACAAAGGCAGAAGCGTTGCACTGTATATATTTATATGTTCACATGTGGATGAATAAAGAAGAAAAGACAAAGTTTGGGACCGAATTCTTCTACGATGGCCGAGGAATATTTCGGCTAAAAGATCGCGTATTCTCAGAAGGTATTTCCGAATTCCGAAAG